CTACTATGAATCCCTATTTAATCAAGATTCTTAAGCAAGTAAGTCGTTTGGTATATAAGAGTTGAAATCTCGTCGCAAATATTTCTAAGATATGTATCCTCCGGTAAATCTTTTAATTTACTATCTACATAATTAGCTAAAGTGCCAAAATATTTTATAATATCTTCGTCTGTATTTATATTATCTATACTTCCAGGTACTTTAATATCCTTAATTATACCGTATTTACCTTGATAGGCTTCTGCTAGTGTATCGACTAAGTCTAATATTTTGTCGTAGTACTTATTGAGTGCTTTGTGCTTTGCGTAAGATGTGGTCTGTAAGTGATATACTCTTGTTTGAGTACTTGAGTGTAATAAAAATCCAATATATTCGTTTATCATAGCTTTTTATATAAATATTCAATATAATTCTTTTTATTTAATAAAACTCAAAAATTCATTTCTTGCTTTATCATCATATTTAAAAATTCCTAATAGTTTAGATGTTGTTGTCCATGTATCATATTTTTTAACACCTCGCATGCACATGCATAAATGTTGTGCTTTTAAAGACACTGCAACTCCTTTAGGATCTAATTCAGATTGTATACGTTCGGCAATTTGTGTAGTAATTCTTTCCTGATTTTGAAGTTTATTGGCGTAAAAATCAACAGTTCTTGCTAATTTCGATAGGCCAACAATCTTACCATTTGGAATATACGCAACATTTGCTGTCCCAAAAAAAGGAGCAACATGATGTTCGCATACGCTATAAAAAGGAATATTAGTTTGTATTATCATTTCATCACTACTCTCAGCGTCAAATGTTGTGAAATTATAGTTTTCCGCTTTTAAAAACTCTGTCATAAATTTAATATAACGTTGCGGAGTTTCTCTTAATCCTTCTCTTTCTACATCCTCTCCTAAGTGTTTAAGAATTTCTTTAAAATGCCATTCAGGAGTATTTACAATATATTCCATATTTTATGTTGTTGAACAGATAATTTCCATTTTGGATTTTCTAAACAAAGATTTATACAATGTTTTAAATTATTTGTATTTATATTATAACCGTCTGAATGCGGAGAAATCCAGTAATACTTAGCTTTTATTGAGGGATTAGGAATTTCTTGCCCCTCATGCCGCACGTATCTTAATTCAGTAACCCCTTCCGGATAATTCTTTTTAATTACATGTTCTGCTACTTTTGGCGAAACGCAAATAAAATCTATACCTCTCGGGGCTGGGTGGAGACCACTTGTTTCTACAGCTTGGTAGTACCCTTGATTTTTAAAGAAACTAATATGTTCTTCTGTAAGCTGATCTAAAGGTTCACCTCCCGTCCAAGTAATTTCACTACAGTCTTTATTTTCTTTTTTTAACCAATTCAAAATTGATTCTAATTGCCATTCTTTACCGCTTTCAAATTCTGTATCGCATTTTATACCTAAAGCATAACAAGCATTGGCTGCTTTACAACCTTGAAGTCTTATAAAGAATGTAGGAGTTCCGGCTCTTGTTCCTTCCCCTTGAAGAGAGTAAAATATTTCTGAAATTCTAAGGTTCATATATTATATTTGATGATTTTGTTTCTGCTAATTCTAATTTTAAAATGGGTAATTCAGTTTCGTTTTTTATTCGTGTAAATAACCACATACTCATATTTTCAGCGGATGTTTCAAAAGGTAAAGATATATAAGGCTCATTTGCTAACGTAAGTAAATCAACTAAGGGATCTTTTTCATATAATAAAAACCAATGGCAATAATCTTTTATTATAGGCTCTACTAATTTATCTATATCGCTAAATAAACAAGTTATACCTCCTTCATTTATTTTATCGAACTTGAAATAACATTTAACTTCGTAAGTATGTCCATGAATTCTACCACACTTCAAGCCTCCCGCATGATTTCTATGGGCTGCATAGAAATGATATTTCTTATCTACTTGTATCATATATAGTAAGCATTTAATATTTCCTTATGTTCTATACCTGTACAGATATCCAATCTATTCTTATAAAATTCTCTTGTGCAAATATATTTTTTAGAATATATTTTCTCACATTTAGGTAATAGTTTAAATAATTGAGATTCTGTTCTAAAATATTTAAACTCGTTTATACTATTTTCATATTTTGATTTTAAATCATTATTACAAAATTGAATTACTAAAATTTTACCTTTATGATATGATTCTATGTTTTTGAATAATTTTAATACTTCATAATCATTTAAGTAATGTAATACAAATCTAATTATAATTAGATCATAATCTCCCTTATGTGTAAGTATATTATCTAAAATGTCCGGATTTTTAGTTATATCAATATCAACAGATATTATATTTGGAATAAATTGTTTTAGTATTCCGTTTGCGCCGCCATAATCGGCTGTTTTTTTAGGTATTTTAATTTTAGATAATATAACTTTTACGCTATCTAAATAAATAAATCTAGATGTTTTATCAGACCATTGTCCAAAATTAACTCCTTTATCTTCTTTATAAATTTTTTTCGGCATACTTTTGAAATTTTAACCACTCATTAAAATTATGAACGGCTGCTTCTTTTCCGTTTAACCTTTTATTTTTAGGATTGATTTTATCTATACTCTTCCCATTAAATATATATATGTAACCTCCCCTATTTCCATATAACCAAGCCGTAGAGTCTACTGAATAAAACGGTATATCTGATAACTCTGATACTTTAGTAAAGCCTAAGCCATGAACTTTACAATTTTTATTTTTAGCTTCGCTTATTAATTTTCTTAAAACACTACTTGATTTATCTCCCCTAGTCCAACCTGAATCATATTGCCCGCTTGCTGATATAGCAACATAATCATTTTCTTCTATCATTTTGTACCAGTAGTCTATCTTTCTACTCGGTCTCCAAACTTGTATAGGATTTTTGCCTGTTTTATCTTGAATTATTTTTCTTAAATTTTCTACTTTTTCTAAAGATGTAATTGAATCAATGTCTAGCTCAACAAAATTTTCGATATTATGCTTATTTATAAATTTGCAATACTCCAATGTATACTTGTTCCAGTCCATGTTTTCCCCACCTTTTCCGAAAAAACTAAAAGCTCCGCTATCAAGTAGAAATCCCTTGAAATACGGCATAAATTTTGATATCCATTTGCTGCTATTTCTAAGATAAAAATAAGATTCTAATATATAAGGGCAATTGTCCATAATTAAATCATCGTAGATGCCATCATATCTCCACGGAGCATTACCTGCTAAATATACTTTCATATTTTTATTTACTAGAAAGTGTGCTCTACTGCCCATACCAGCTAAGTACACTTTCATGATTCTAATAATCTATACACAATACCTGCCCTACTTCCGGAGAATTTTTTAAAGTTTTTAATTACCTTATCATAATCATCTTTCCTATACTCTAATGATATAATGTATCTTTTTTCCTTTTCCGTAAAATCATCTGTAAAAAAAGATTCTAGATCAATATCGGATGTTTCGTATTTAGGCACATCTAATCCCCAAGAATCTAATGTATCTAAATCAAAGTCTTCATTAATTAAACCCCAGTCCCATTCTCCGAAACTAACATTGTCAACTATTAAAAATTTCTTCTTCTCTTCATCAGTTAAATCTACTATTTTTTTTACCCAATTATCAGGTATATCCTCATATCCCAACTCAAGCAATGCTAAATATCTTTGGTTTCCTCCTATTATTACATTATCTTCATCAACTATTATAGGTTTAATAGATAACCCCTTAGGCATATCCTTTATACTATTTTTTAGTTTCTCTAATTTATCCGTAGATATTGTTCTAGGATTTCTAGGATTTGGTTTTATATCTGTTAATTTCATGATTATCAATAATTATAAAGGTAAAAATCTAATAATCTAACTAACACACCTTCTAAATCAATAGACCCTTCTTTTTCCATAATACTATTTAATGAATCCAAAGTGGTATCATAATCATCCGCATCAAAGTTTATTTTTAGCGTCTTTAACTTATGTACGACCAGGGCATCCGGATCTTTTTCTTTAAACATTGAGTCTATAAAATTCCTATTGAAACCTAGCAAATCAATATTCATCTCACTTTTTAGTATAGTATCGAATTCTTCCTTTAGCATATCGTAATCCCATTCTCCGGAAAGTGCTATCTTATTATCTGCTATAATGAATGCTCTTTTTTTATCGTCAGTAAGGTGGGTGAGTCGTATTGTAGGAACCTCTTCAAGATTTAAATGCTTCGCTGCCATAAATCTTCCATGCCCAGCTATAATCTCATTCTCTTCGTCTATAATAATCGGATTAACGAAACCAAATTCTGCTATGCTATTCACAATCTTCTCTACTTGAGCTTCGCTATGTATTCTCGAGTTATAATTTGATTCTTTTA